CTTGCAATATGCCATTTCATTCCGCTTTTGCACCTCCAAACGCCGCCAGGTCGAATTCGTGGCGTTGTGAGCCACGGCCCTTCGTTCTTTTTCCTTCTCACAGTTCTGGCAGACATAGCGCGCCGCCAGTGCCCCTGCCAGTTTTTTCAGCATTTTCATGTCTTATCCTCCTTGTTTTCTGCAAGCATCCGTTCGACCGCTGCCATCTGGAACGCCGTCAGATCGTCTCCGTGGTTCTGCACGCCGTGCCGCATTTTCTCCGCGCCCTTCGGCGGTTTCTCGAACAGCCGGTTGACAGCAGCCTCTTCCAGCGGATTCAGCGGGTCATGGTGCCCCTGCACACCGTAGCCGGGCTTTGCAGCGCGGCTGTACTGTGCAGGCTGTGTTCCGCCCTTGTCCTGTTCTTTTGCCAGCCAGCGGACAATAAACGCATTGATCCCGCGCTTTGTTTTCCGTTTGGCCGGATTTGCGTCCAACCAGCCCCTCATGTTCCGCAGCTGCTGTATCACGTCGACAGCAGGGTACAAGCCCGCCCATTCCTGGCATTGCTCCACGGAAACGGAATATCCCGTTCCATCATTCAGCGGCAGAGAGATTGCTGGCGGCGTGGATGCTGCTTGCGGCTCCGCGCTATCTTCCGCATCTCGAATAGCGAATTCGATTCTCGATTCTCGATTCTCGAATACGGGAACATCTGCACGCATTTGCTTGCAAATGATTTCATCCGCTTGTTTCCCATCATCAGGCGACGGGAATTTGCTTACCTTCGCACGCTGCGTCTGATACTTGCCCCATGTTGGTAGGTAAAGGAAGCGCTTGCCCTCAAACACATACAGAGCAATCAATCCAGCACTCGCCAGCCCATGAAGAGCATTTTCTACAGTTTTGAGCGTGAGGTTTTCTTTCAGCGGGAAGAGGCGGTTTTTCACTACCGCCGCTCTCCCGTCAAAGCGTCCGAAATCATCACAGTTTACAATGAGCCGATAAAACAGAACTTCTTCAAACCACGAGAGTTTGTCGACGCTATCGCTTGTGCAGATGCTTTCCCGAATAATTCTGTTCGGCATATTTCAGCCCTCAGAACGGCAGATCGTCACCAAGCCCCATCTGCATATCGGGTTCGGCAAAAGGTACCGGCGTCGAATCCGACATCTGCCGGAAGCCCGCGTCGGAAGCATCCCTGTCCTGCCGCTTCTCGGCAAAATAGCACCGATCTGCAAGGATCTCCGTCGTGCGGCGTTTATTGCCCTGCTTGTCTGTCCAGTCGCGCTGCTGCAGACGGCCTTTGACTGCCACGAGCTGCCCTTTGGCAAAATACTGGCCGACGAAATCGGCGGTATTTCTGAACGCGACAATATCGAAGAAATCAGTCTCCCGGTCCTGCCCCTGCGGTGCATAGTCGCGCTCACAGGCCAGTGCAAAGTTCGCAGCGGTGGTTCCGTTCTGCGTCATGCGGACATCCGGGTCACGCGTCAGGCGGCCCATCAAGATCACTTCGTTCAGCATTTATGTATTCCCCTTTCCCTGTTTCTGTGCGCAGCCCCAGCAGAAGCAGCGCCCAAACTTTTTTGTTGTCTGCTCCGCAATGCTCATTGCAGAGTAAGCATGTCCGTTGATCGTCTCGCCGGTGATCTCTTTCCCGCATGCGGAACACTTAAAGAGCATCTCCGGCTTCTTCGCCGTCTCGGCAGGCTTGTGCGCGGTGGTTGCTTTCCGGCCGGATGTCTTGCCGGTTTCTCTGGCATACTCGTCTGTATCGGCGTCCTTCGTATCGTCGATGGCGAACAAGCCGTTCAATGCGTACTTTCTGGCGTAGGAGCTGGCCGTGCCGGTCACCTGCGGTTCGTCCATGCCCTTCTTGCTCTCCGGCTCCCGGGCGAAACCGAACGTGGTATATTCGCCCTCGCCGTCGGACAGAGTCGCCTTTGCCTTGACATAGATCCGGTTCCCACTCTCCACGATCTCGTCCGAGATCGTCAGGATGCAGCCCTGCGCCTGCAGCAGGGGCTTTACAGCCTCTAAAATGCTCTCGCAGGAGCGGTATTTGTAGCCGCCGAAGTTGTTGGTCTTGTCCTTTGGCGCCTTCAGATGCGCCTGAATGGCGATCAGCTTTTCCGTAAGCTTCATCTGTTTACCTCCACATCCGTGCCTTTATAAACCTTCATCCTTATCCTCCTTATTTTCGATCACGGCTCCCGTGGCCGTGTCTGTGATCAGTTCTCCCGGGATCTCCAGCGGGCAGTACATCCCGCGGAGCTGCCCGCTCGTCAGATACTCCCCCGTCCGTCTGCACTGTCTGCGGCTGTATGTTTCCAGCAGCGGACATAAATTGCATTCGACATGCCCGGCCGGGAAGAAGACCGACACCCGGCATTCAAACGGGATATAAACTTCATCCTTCATGGCGTACCCTCTCAAACAGCAGCGCGTTCGCGATCTCGTCTACGCTGTAGGTATCGGAGACGTATTCCAGCATGCATTCCGCGTGTACAAGGACCGTATCGCAGACGAAAGCCTCCTCGCCCTCGCGGACTTCCTCCTGGCAGTGCGCGCATGTCCCGATGACCGCCGGTTCCTTCTCCTGAATGCCGAGGTAGAGGTTATCAAGCGGTAATGCCATTGCATAATGCCTCCCTCCGGATCAGCTCCTCACAAAAGCTCTGAACAGTGGCGTAGCCGTTCTTTTTCAGCAGCCGGTCGAGGATCTTCGCCTGTTCGTCCGTCAGCCGGAAATAATACCGGTTCGTCTTCTTTCGCCGCTCAACGCGGTTCTTCGGCGCGTCCAACGCCTTGATGGAGGCCGCAGCCTCCGGCACGAGCTGAACGCCGTATTTCTCCGGCGCTTCACACTGCGAAAGCAAGCATTTGTTGAACTTCGGGTAGTCGGCCCGAACCGCCTCGACACAGGCTTTCGCGCCGTGCCGGACGCGGGAATCCGTTAAACTTGACATAGGTTCCTTTCTGGCTTATAATAGAAGCCGACATAATGTCCTTTCATTTCGGCCTCTGTCGCGCGGCAACGCGGCAGGGGTCATTTCTTTTTCGTGCGCTCCCGGATGAGCCTGCAGGTCTCGTCCCACTGTGAACAGACGATCTCGGCATAAGTGCCGCAGTGCCTATAGGAGTTTTCTACGCATTTGCTGCGCTTGAATTCCAGCATCTCGCAGACCTCGCAAGGCGTCATCAGCAGCGCCTTTTCCTTGATGTCCATCACAGCAGCCCGAACAGCGTTGTCCCCAGCGCGATCGCGCCGGTCACGACGGCCTCGTTGACCATCTCCGCCCCGCAGGCCAGCACGGCCAGCGCAGCCGCCGCCCCGCCGATCCACAGGCACAGCCGCTTGATCACGCGCAGCATTGTCTTGCGGTACTGCCGCTCGTCCCACAGCCGTTCCTGACGCTCTTCGGTCGTCTCTGCGATTTCCAGTTCGTTTTTCACTCGTCCATCTCCTCCCCCAAATACCGTAAAAACGGTTTTCTCGGGATTTCCACATTGTGCTCCGTTGAGCATATAACCGGGAATCCAAGCGCACTTGGGTTCAGGCGTGCCATAACCCGGATCGAGTTTGCGCTCATTCTAAGCACCTGCGCCGCCTCGCTTGCGAGGATCGTGGGCTTTGACATTGCCCGGATATCGTCCAGCGTCATTTTTCCTCCTTTCTCGACCTTAAAAGCTCGTCCACTGTGCAGCCGTACAGATCTGCGATTTCGTGCAGTCGCGCTGTCTTCGGATACATCTGCCCGGTTTCCCACAAATAAACGGATGCGTCTGAAACTTTTAGCGCCTTGACTACCTGTTGAACGGTCAATCCAGCGGCAAGCCTCGCTTCCTTAAAACCCATGCCTTTACATACCTCCTGTCTGTGAATACTAAGTTTTGCTTGACAACTTAGTGAATTGTGTTATGATGAAAGTACCACCTATCATTATTTCACAATCCGATAAGTTGTCCGGGGCGGTGTTCTTTTCACGCCTCATAAGCCGAGGCATGAATCATGTGCAAGTCGTTCAGAGAAAGAATCAGGTTGTTCCTCAATCGGAATAAGCGTTACAAATCCATAGGAGAAAACGGTCTAAATGTGCTTGTCGAAACCGAAGGCTCGAAAGCACGCACGGAGAAAAGGCGGTTTCTTATCAACATGTTTTTCACCGTCGTATCTGCCGTCGCCGCAGTCGCTGCCGCGATATTTGCCGCCCTTACTTACATCAACTCGTAACGGAAGGCAATGACCGCACGCGCAATGGAACGTACCGAACTCGTCATATCCGCAGTCTGAACCAACAATCTGAAATCCCCATATATACTTGTCTTTCTTCACGCCATCACCTCACTTGTAAGTTCCGCCCTAACAAAAACTATTATAACTAAGTTTACTAAGAATGTCAACAAAAACTTAGTTATAGTAGTCCTGCATTTTGAACAATTATTTATTGACTAATATGGACACAATAGACAAAATCAATTATTACTTGACCAAGAACAAAAGGACCGGCGCTGACTTGTGCGAATTTCTCGGTGTATCTAGTGGTGTTTATAGTCAGTGGAACACTAGGAGAACAAAGCCGAGAAAGAGCAAGCTCCCGGCTATCGCAGAATATCTCGGTGTATCAGTGGCCGACCTGCTGCCGGACGAGGACCCGTCTACGGGCATAAAAAAAGACCCCATCCCGAAGGATGAGGCGGTGAGTCCTGCTGCGCAGGAGATATTTGATTTCTTGGATTCTGCGTCCGGCGAAGAACTCGCGGACGTGATCAAATATATCCGGTATTTGAAAAGCCAGAGGGGTTGACTATGCTTGATAAAAAAGCTTACAAACTTCTAGGCCTCTTCTACAAAAAAGATCGGTTGACTTTTGACGAAATTCAGCCAGAAACACACGAAGAAGAAAGAGAAAGCAGCAGTCTGTGTGTTTCCGCTCTTTGTTCTGAGAAGTTCATTTCCGCTTGGGAGTCCAGCGAATCTATTAACGATGTTGGAGACCACAAGCAATTTGGCTATGAAATCACATATGCTGGTCGCGCTTATGTAGATCAAAGGAGACGCGACGGAAGGAATTTCTGGGTCCCGTATTTAATTACGACGCTGATTGCTATTTCCAGCCTTATTGTATCGATTGTTAAGCCTTAGCTGCGCTGTGTGGAATCCTTTTGTAGTTATCGCAGTTTGTCGTTAGATCGCAGCCAAGAAGTCTGCTAGACCCACATATATTAGAAATAAAGACAGCGTGTTCGCAACTTCTGCACATGATTCCCTTGCATTTTGCTAGGCCGCTGTTGTCTGCAATTTCGCGCTCACGCAAAAGCGCGTCACGTTCTCGTTCAAGGTCCGCAATTCTGCGCTTTAGCTCATTTCTTGTTGTGAACACACTTATCCTCCTTCGTTTTCCGTGGAGCAGGTGTCTGCTCTTGCGTCGTGCTCTGTCGCTGTTTCTCTTGCGCTTCTGCAACAATATCATACATGGCTTTCCGAAACGCTTCAGTCATTACATGAATCGGAGTGAACGGTTTACTCATGCATACCCTCCTTAATCATTCTCAAAAGTTCTTCCTGTTCTTCAACCGAAAGTTCTAACACGATCCGCTTTAGCTGTGTGCGAATCTGCTCTACCTGGCTGCTATCATAGCACACTTCCTGTAAATTTTCCAGCATTGTGGCCTCCTATCTCCAAACTTCCAAATTTCAACGTCTATTTTTGTGCAGGTTCAGCATTGCGGCTGTTTCGTTTTGGTGATACTATACAAGTATTACCAAAATATATGGAGGGCGATGTTGTATGCAGAAGCAGATCTATCACGTGATCTGCCCGCGGTGCGGGGAAGAGTTTGACGAAAGAGAGAAGTTCTGCCCGTACTGTCAGGCTCCAAACAGAAAAATCGTATGCAAGACGTGCGGGGCGCAGATCAACGCGAAGGTAAAGCGGTGCCCGGCTTGCGGGGCAAAAAACAAAAAGAAGTTGTCTCCGCTCGGAAAAGTGCTTGTCGCGATTCTGTGCGCTCTGTGCGTTGTCAGTTTATCAAGCATGATTTCGGTAGCTCCCTCTTCGCCGCAAAACTATGAGCCAAATAACGAACTCGAAAAGCAAACGGAGAACACAGGCACCGAGTATGTACTTGAAAGCGAAGAAGACAAGCCGAAAGAGCTTTCTCGCGAAGAATACATAGCGCAATGTGAGGATCTTTCTTATTCCGCGATTTCAAGAGATCCGGACGATTACAAGGGGAGAAAAGTTGTAATAAGTGGAACAGTCATTGAAGTTCAAGAGGGATTCCTGAACTCCGTCACGCTTCGCGTGCAAACACCTTTTGGGATCTGGTATGTAACATACTCAAGGCCAGAAGGAGAAAGCCGCATTTTGGAGAACGATCAGATAACGTGCTACGGTGAATGCAAGGGCGTGCAAACTTATATTGCTGTGCTTGGCAACCAAGTCACAATACCGTCCATGCGCATGGAGTACTATGACTAGTGCAGGACCCGCGGCTCCCGCCGTTTGTCCTGCTCCTCACCCACATCTGAGACGCAGGAAAATAGCATAGGCAGCCCCTTGATATAATCAAGGCTGAGACTATGCACATCCCGAAACAGCGCGCCGTCGACGATGATGTTTACTTTCCCGTTTTCAAAGCGAATATTGATGCTCTGCATTTGGTGTACCTCCATATTTTAGAACGTCCGTTCAAGAATTTCAATTTGGAATCTTCCACAAAGAACACCTTGCATTTTCTTCGTCCGGTAACCCTCGTAAGCGGCAATTATGGGACAGACTATTTTGTATAATGGAATGTTTAAGAAAGCCCCACCGTCGCTCCCCCGGCGGTGGGGCTTTCTCACGCGCCTGTAACCAGCATAGCAAAAGCGGCAGAAATGTCCACCCTCAAATTGGTAAAACCATACCCATAGCAGAAGAATCAGCGAAATATATGTGAAAATGGAGGTATATCATGTCGGCAATTCAGGAACTCGCCCCATATTTTTCTACATATCAGAGGAACATAAAGCGGGCGAAGGAAGATCAGCATTACACCATCGACAGACTTGTCGAGGAATCCGGCGTTTCCAGATCGGCTGTGACGAAGCTCTGCGCAGGAACACAGCAAGACCCGAAACTGTACAATTCTGCCGCGCTATGCCTCGTTCTCGGTCTGTCGCTGGATGAGCTGTGCGGGCTTGCCCAGCCCGCAGAAAGCCCGGAAGAACTAACCGAGCAGATGCATCATGTCAAAATTGAAAACGCCAAGCTGGAGGCAACAGCGGCCGCACAGAGCGCACAGATAAGGTCTACACATACAATGTGTTACGTCCTCGCCCTGTTTTGTATGCTGCTCTCCTTTTCTCTGATTGCCTGCCTTGTGATGGATGCGAAGAGTCGGAGCGCAGGCCTCATTCGCGGTGGAGATTTGTCCGTAGCTGCATGGGTTTGCATTGCCCTGATCGTAGGTTCAGCGCTGGCTTCGGCAATTACTTTCTATGCAATCCGAAAAGAACGTGGAGTGAAACATGGAGTGCATCAAGTGTAAAAAAGAAATCCCAGACGGCGTGCCCTACTGTTGCTGGTGCGGGAAAAAACAGCAAACAAAAAAGGCCACAAAACGCGGGAACGGCACGGGCTCGGTATACCGGCGCAACGATAAATGGGTAGCGGAAATAACAAAGGGATACCGAGAAGAAAACGGATCTGTAAAGCGCGTTGTCGCTCGGAAATGCGGATTCCGCACAAAAAAAGAAGCGCTTGACTACCTGCCGATGTTGGCCGGGCAGAAGAAGCGTGAAAAAGCAATTACATGGCGCGAACTCTACGAAATGTGGCTCCCCACTCACAGAGCTGGGAAATCCACAATTGATTGCTACAAATCAGCCGAAAAATACTTTTATCAAGTTGAGTTCTGGAAACTGGAAGATATAGAAATAGATGATTTGCAGGAATGCATGGACGAATGCCCGAGAGGAAGAAGAACAAAAGAAAACATGAAAGCGTTAGCAGGGCTTATGTACAAGTACGCAGTTCCGCGCGGCTACGCAGAACTGAATTTAGGGCAATATCTGATTGTCAGCGGAGAGTTCGGAGCGGCGAGGGAAAGCTTTACGCAAGAACAGATTGAAAGAATACGAGACGCTGTCAGCATAATTCCGTTCGCGGATTATATTTACGCAATGTGCTATCTCGGCTTCAGACCGTCAGAACTGCTGGCACTGAGCGTTGACAACTACGATGCGAATAAAAAAACGCTGACCGGTGGTGCAAAAACGGAGGCTGGAAGAAATCGTGTCGTTCCCATCAGCCCGAAGATCCAGCCCATTATTGATCGTCTTTACGCAGGAAAAGCGTCCGGCGCGTTGTTCTGCGATGAAAAAGGTAACCAATTTTCCTATGATAGATTCCGGGACGCTGTTTTTTACCCCACACTAGAAGCCGTCGGCATTGAAAACCCAATGGTAAACGGAATCCACAAATATTCGCCGCATACATGCAGGCACACATTCGCGACATTGATGAAAAAAGTTGTTGCGCCCGACAAGGATAAAATGAAATTGATCGGCCACGCAAGCCCTGAGATGCTCCGGTACTACCAAGACGTGAATCTGGAAGACTTGAAGAAAATCATAAACGCGATCTAGGATAAAAAGTGGAGTGTAACCGGGAGTGTAACCCAACGTGATTTCTCGAAATCTGGCGTGATTTTTCCTTTACGGAGAAGAAAAGAAAAAGCCCTGAAACCTTTGCAGTTTCAGGGCTTTTCCCGTTTTACATTGGTCCGAGTGACTGGATTCGAACCAGCGGCCTCTTGAACCCCATTCAATAAAAAACGCAGTAATTTCAACGGTTTTTCTTGCTCTTGAGTGTAATAAGAGTGTAACCGGTTTTATCTTGCATCGGATATCTTCCGCATAACGGAATCATACACGCTTCGCTTGACAAGTAATACCGTATCCATCAGCTCGTCCACGATCGGCCAGACTTTGGACGGGTCTTTTTCTGCGATGGCGCGCAGGAAGTCACTGTCTCCGTAGCTGCCTACCATATGCGTGGCCGCTGCCTGCGGAACTGCCGCCTGCACTGCAGGTGCATTGGCTCCGGAATAAGCGTGCACGCGCGAACTCCGGCCCCCCTGTTCGTCCTCCCGCATCCTGTCGCGTATCACATAAAGATCTGCCAGTTTGGCATAATTGGGATAGCTGGATTCCTCATATTCCAGCCGCGCTATCTCCTTGCGGATCTCGGCTTTATCCAGCATATCATATCCCCCTTATGCCCGGTCGATCTGCTCCATGCAGCGGCGGATCGCTTCGCGGGTCTTATCGTCGTCCGCGTCGCGCATCATATCTTCAAGTTGCGCGCGCATATGCTCGCGGGCGTCCGTGCGGCTGTAGCGGCCCATTGCGTCGCGGCGGCGCCCACGGTATGAACTTCCGCGTCCATATGTGCCGCGCATGTCGGCTTCCCAATCGCCGTCTCGGGAATAACCGCCGTCCTCAATCATTTCGATCTTATAGGTGTTTTTGATGGAACTCGTCAGCTTCTGGATCGCGTCCAGATCGCCCGCAGACATTTCGCGCTTGTCTGCGATCTCGTCCAGCTCCTTGCAGAGCATTTCGCGGAGATTTCTCAGATCATACATGCTGCTTCCTCCTTTCAAGCCACACGCTCGACGGTCAGGTTGCTGTTCGCAAAATTAACCGCCTGCGTGCTGGTGTTGCGCATGCCTACCGTCACGCAGCAGCCCTTCGGTACGCTTACCTGCGCGGAAACATAGATATTAAAGTAGTTTTCGACCGCAGCCGGAGTAACAGTTGCAGTCGCGCTAGTCAGAGCTTCGCCGTTAATCGCAAGCGCGGCGGTGATCGCCTCGACTGTGCCACCGGTCGGGATAGCGATATTGCCGCCATAAGAGACCTTAAAAATCGCTCTGCACTGGTTGGTCAGTCCGCGAAGGGTTACCTGCCCGCTGCCCTTGCGGTGCACGATACACGGTTTGCTGCTAACTGCAGTTTCTGTCAGCGGTACGTTCTGCCCAGCGGCGACGCTGACGATGTTGGAATTGGTAAATTCGGCCATAAAATCAGTCCTTTCGTAAAAATATAGCGGCGGAGCAGTCGCCCCGCCGCGTTGCTGTCGAGTATCGGCAATGGGGCCGACCATTTTCGTGAGGCCACGAAAAAGCTCTACGATGTGGAGTTGTTACGCGCAGTTGCCGCAGCCGTAGTTGTAACCGCCGTTATAGCCGTTGCATCCTGCGTACTGGTACGGGGCCGGGACTGCGAAGGACGGAACCGGGCGCGGGTTATAATACGCCAGCTGCCCGCTCACGTAGTTACGCAGATCGAGCGTCTGTGCGTTCTGGCTTGCCGCAAGCTGCGCAGCAAAGAGCTGCTGGCCCTGCTCGGCGATCTTCGCGTCCTTCGCCGCAAGCTCCTGCGCCGTCAGACGCTGGTCGATGCTGCGGAAGCCGCAGTTCATGGCGTCGATGATGTCGCGGGTGGTGTTCTGCACGGTGTTGCGGGTGTCGCATGCCTGCGTCGCCATGTCGTAGCGCACCTGGGCGATTGCAGCGCGGTTTTCGCAGCAGCACTCCTGCGCCTGCATCGCCATGTTGTTCAGCTGCTGCATAAGCGCGGCCTGCTGGTTGCAGCGGGAAAGCTCGGCCTGCGAGAAGCCGGAAGTCACAGCCTGTGTCACACCTGCAAAGCCGTTGAGCATGCCCGTATTCATGGCGTAGAAGCCATCACAGATACCGTTGTTTACGTTGTCAAGCTTGCGCTCGATGTTGGAGAAGTCAGAGGCCAGCACATAGCCGTCTACAACGCCGCCGGAATTCCTGCCGTTGTTGCCGAATCCGTTTCCGTTGCCGCCCCAGCCGCAGAAAATGGCAAGGAACAGGATGATGATCCACCAGCCATTATCACCGCCAAAGCCGCCCCATCCGCCGCCTGTCATGCCGGTAGGCGCAACGGGCATTGTCATGGTCGGAGAGCCGTCATTCAAACTCATATTTTTCATTCCTTTCGTAGATTCAAAATATTTATCTCAATCGTGGCCACGAATTGAAATCTGTTATCCGAGCAGCTGTCGGAACTGCCCAGCCACCTGCTGCAGCTGATTTAACTGCTGCTGTGATATCTTCCCGCTTTGCACCAGCTTTTCGACCTCTGCTTTTGGATCACCATGAAAGCTGTTCTGAAACTGCCGGAACTGTTGCACCATATTTTGAAATTTCCCCATCTGGCCGGGCATTTGCCCGCCGCCGAGCGCGTTAAACAGTGGGTTCATTGTCCGCCTCCTTTACCTTTCGCGGTCTGACGCTTGGAGCGGCCAGCTTCGCCACAAGCTCGTCAAACTCCTTGCGCGTCACGTATTCCTCCATCATGTCTTTTCGCGCCGCTGTGGGCGTTATAACGGCCTGTGCGCGCTCCACAAGGTCGTAGGTCGTCATGGTCGGCTTTCCGCTTGCGTCGGCCTTTTTGACGTACACGACCGGCGCGTTCATATCCCAAAGCGTTACCGCGTTGTTGGGCGCGACGATAAAGTCGTTTGCGGCCTGTTCGTTCGGAATCCAGATGATCGACTGATTCTGCGTCTGCTGTGGCTGCGGCTGATATTGCTGCATCTGCGGCGCAGGCTGATACTGTGGGCGCATCATTGGCTCCTGCATTGGCTGACCAATTGGCTGATTGTAAATTGGCTGCTGATACACATATGGCTGTTGTCCGAACATCATTTATCCTCCTTTGCCCAATAGAACAGTGGAATTTCACTCCCAGAATCCCACGTGTCAAAATACGTCCCATCTTCCACGCACACAACGTGGCTTGATAACGCCAGCACATACACGCCGCGCAGATGATCTGCGCAGAAATCCGCGACGGTATAGCAGTCCGGGCACGTGTTCGGGATTACGTTTCGTGCAAAGCCCTGCTGCCGCAGGTAAGCGCTCCACACGCTGTTTGCGCTCGGCAGATCGCCCATGATGAGCCCCTGCAGGCACAGGCCGATATACACCTCGTCCCAGCTCTTCCCGGTCGCCTTTGCGATAGCCCGGACGGTGCAGTCCCCGACCTTCTGCCCGGCAGGGTTCGGATTAAAATAAGAAAAGCCCATACCGAACACTCCTTTGATGTGTCCAGTATGGGCTTTTTTATGTTTTGATGTGCCTCAGTTTTGCCTCAGTTGTGCATCAGTTCTGCTCAGTTTGGGAGGCTTCCGGACGCAGACTTCATCCGCGCCATGATCTCCGGAAGGCGGCGCTGAACGGTGGCGCGGCCAAGATACAATTCTGTTGCAACGTCCACTTGCGGGAGCTTATCCACGAAATAAAGCTGCGCGATTTGCGAATTCTCCCGTCCAAGATTGGCCTGATAGATCACGGTTTCCATGCCTTGCCGCGTCAGGCCGTCCAGCTCCGGAGGAAGTTTATACCGTGCTTGCGGAGACATAGCGCCGCCTCCTTACTTCATTGCTGCTGCCAGCTTCTTAAGAAGATCTGCGCCGTACTTGTACGCCGCCAGATAGTCGATCGTGCCGTCCGCAAGCCCGGCCTTAGCCTTGATCGTTGCCTTTGCGTCCTCGACGGCCCTGTCGACCGTTTCCGTATCGTACTCTACCCACGGGAGCTTTCCGTGCTTCTTCCACACACGGCTGTTGTAGCCGCCCTTGAGGCCGATGTTGCCGACGCATGTAATCTGCACGCCATTGTCCCAGATCGGCGTGCATTCGACCGCAAGGCCGTCGCCGATGTACATGCCCCAATGGCCCGGCATCCACAGGCCTTCGCCTGGGACGAGCTTGTCCCAGCCGGATGCGGATACGTCCTTGCATTTTGCAATCATGCCGTCTGCGGAGACGTCCGGTACCGCGTTTCCGGCGTAGCGGGCGCCGCCGTGGTAGGCATTTTTGCTGCCGTTCCATCCCCACAGGATCCCCTTTGTGAGATTCACGCAGTCAAAGCCAAAGTAGCCCTTTCCGATCAGCCCGCGGAATCTGGCCTGCTTTGCGGCGTCGTACCAGTCCGGGTATTGCTTTGCCTTCTCAGTGATGATCCCATCCGTGACCGGCGAGCCGAAGCAGCCCCACATGTAGACGGTCTTGTAGTTTTTCGCGACGTCGATATGCTTCTTGACGAGTTCAGACGCTTTCATGACCCTCATTTCTGCGTATCCTCCTTCGTGCTGCCGCCATCGATAGCGTCCTGCACCTTCTGGCTCTGCGTGCCGAAGTAGAAGGTGATGACCGTCAGGAAGATGGTCAGGAAGTCCTTGCCGGAGATATCGCCCCGCAGGGCGAGAACGGCGAAGATGATGGTCAGGCCAAGTGTAACGATGGATTTGACGCTCAGGAGATTCCCGAGCCGCTTGATGATGTTTTCCATATGTACCCCTTTCGTGGTTCCGGTTATTCGTCTTTGTCCTTTTTTGCGAAGACCCGCTTGAACGCGAGCAGAAGCAGCTCACCGCCGAACGCCGCGGCGGTGAACGTCAGCACGGCGGAAAGATCGATATCCAGCTGAAACAGGACCGCGATTGTCTCGAGCAGCACCGCCCACACGAGCGTGAGGGTCAGCACGCGGATGCAATAGAACACGATGGTCTTGGACATTTCGCCTTTTGTCCAGCGGAGTTTGAATCTCACAGCTTCACTTCCTTTCGCACTGCGCTTCCAGCTGATGCAGGAATTGCTTGACGTCCCCGTTTCCGCCCAGATCTACGTATTTTTTGCCCGCGATCAATCGCTCCGACATCGGCATCTCCTCTGACATGATCGTCAGGCGCAGGATAGACAGGTATTGCTCATCCTGGTGCTTCTGCATCTTATCGAGCTTTTTGTCGATCTCGGCCAGATGGTCGCCCTGGGAGTCTGCCTGTGTTTTCTTCTTCTGCGCTGCGCCGACGATGGCCTGAATGACCGTCGTCAGCGCGGACGAGCCGAGGACGGCGCAGATGATCGTGATGGTTCCAGCATCCATGTTTTTACCTCTTTTATGTATTTCCCGGCGGTCAGTCGTTGGCCATTTTGATGTAGGTAACTGTGTCGTCGGAATAGCTGACGTTCGGCAGCGTATCGCCGCCGAGCTGGTTATAAAGCTCCGGGTATTCCGTCTGCGAGAAGGCCGAGCCGTCGCAGGCGTGCCACGGGGCGGCCAGCTCCCGCACGGTGACGAGTAAATCGCCAATCTTGTATTGCGGCGTGGAGAGCTTGTCCAGCGCGTCGTTGATGGTCGGGTCGGCCGGAGCGTCGCCCACCGTCCAGAGGAGGGCGGCAGTTTCGTCGGTCAGCAGATTCGCCTTGACGAGCGGCGTTTCCTCGGCCAGCGGTTCGTCCTCCAGCCGGAGCCAGACCTGACGCAGCGGATTCCCCGCCGCGTCATAGGCCTCGTAGCAGACCGCGCCGTTTGCCAGATCGTTCGTCCCTTTTCTGTCCCGCATGGCTCATTCCTCCACGGCCTTGATGTAGGCGTGACTGCGGCTGTCCGGGGTGATTGTTGGAATTTTCTTTGCATCGTAGGTAAAATCCCTATAGATGTTCTGTGTAGTCGGACCACTGGATTGTAATGCGCCAACTACCATTCCATTTCCATCACCCGCAAAAACTGTCACCTGATGCGCGACGTCGGCAGTCAAAAGACCTTGCGTGATATCGTCCGTGTACATGATTTTCGGGGCCGCGCCGCTTGTTTCGGTCGACGGAGTTTTGGCAGACATAAAAACCAAGCCCCCTATGATATCCAGCCAATTATGATAATCTCCCACTACAGGGTAGTTCGTAACTGTTTTTTGAGTAAATGTAGTCCCCGCATTAGTAGAATACATATAAGCGCTGGAATTACTACCAACTCCAAAGGCTATAATTACGGAGCCTTCGACGCAGATTCCATCAAACATGCCTTGTGTCGTGTTTATAATTTGCCAAGAGCTATAATCTGTAGGCGTTAAGGTGCGAGCTAATTGATAAGCGCTGCTATAGTTGTGAGTGCCCTTCGCTCCGTAAAAGTATCCATCAGTTTCGTTGTACACGATGCTCTTTACGGTATTATAGTCCGCTCCGGTTGACCCGCCGCCACCAAACGACGAACTTGGCCAGTCACTCGTTGATAGGATGGAATTCGAATATTCTAAGCCAGAACGTTCTCCACCAACTATGTAATACATAGAGCCATTAGAAATAATATCCTCATTCAACTCCTGCAGTTTCGCGTTAGATGCATGCCATCCAACAGCCGCAGTCATTGTCCACGGTCCTCCTGGCTGATTTGCATAGGCGACAAACACTGTATATTGCTGCGTAGTCTCTCTTGTAGCGATGCACACATACTTCTGTTCAAAGTAGTGTATTGGCCCCATCTTAAGGACATTATTTGGCGTTTGAGCCGTATGCCATGTGGCCATATTGTCATCAGAATACCAGAGGTTAACTTGCCCGTAGCTTACGGCCCGCTTGTACTGTATTCTCGATCGGAACCACACGCCGTTAGCGTAAGATATCACGTCGCCGTCTGTGCTATCATTAGTACTGGAATTAACTACCTGCGTTTCCCAATTACCCTGACTCGCGGTCGTGCGAAGAATGTTAAAAAGCTCTGGATAGTCCGCCTGAGTAATGTATCTGCCATCGCAGGGAAGCCACGCGGAGGACGGAGCCTGCCGGGCGGTCAGATCGATATCCCCGACGGCGTGCATGCCCGTGGATAGCTTTTCAAACGCCTGGTTGACGGTCGGGTCCTCCGGCTTGTTGCTGCCGGGCCAGAGCTTCGAAGCTGTGGCGTCCGAGAGAAGATTGGCCTTGCTGAGCGGCGTTCCCTCGACAGCCGGCGCGTCCTCGCGCCGGAGATATTCATAGTGGTCGAGCGTGCCGTCCGCGTTGTAAATGCCGTAGCGGATGGCCCCGTTGGCCAATACCTGTGTCGGTTGTCTGTCTGTCATAGTAATCCTCCCGCGGTGCACTCCGCCGCGCCGGTATAGCGAAACGCATGGATGACGTGATCGACCAGTGTCTCGCAGATGGTCAGGATGCGCTCAATATCGTTTGCGCCCACGTAGGTCAGCAGCGCGATCTCCGGAACACCAGGGGCGTCTGCAGGATAGGCGAGCGCGGCGCGGACGTCGCTGATCTGGTCATGGTACGCGCTGCCCTGTGCGGCTGTTATAACGTCCGTCTGCGCCCAATCTGTCTTCGCCTGCCACGTGATATCCCTGCCGCAAATTCCGGTCAGGCGGTCACGCAGGTAGTTCAGCGCCGCCCCGACGCGGTTGAGGTCTGCGGCATTGTACGCGCCCTTCATCCCACCCAGCCACTCCGCCAGCTCCGCCGCCGTCATGCCTGCGTAGCCTTTCACGGCCAGCTCGTGCACGCGTGCAACATCGTCCACCGTGCGATCGGTGACGAGGGTATCAATAATCGTGCTCATAAAAACTCCTTAACGCCCGTCGGCTTGTTTATCAGAATGACCTTAGAAGTCATACTTACATAATTAAAAGCAGAATGCAAAGGAAACTCCCAGAGTTCCGCTATATCTGTACTGTTCAAACATACCTGTTTTATCGACGTAACGCCAGTAGCCATCTGACGCACTACCAGTGACCGTCCGCGTCCAGTATATACTGTCCTGACCAGCTCGTTGCAGAATCCGTTTTGGTGATCCAGACGCTCCCAACCCTTTAAAAAGATCATACGCAGTGCCTTCAGTTATGTAAGAATACCCCCCAAGCTCATCTTCTGAGAGCAGAAACAGGTCATCTTGTACGGTGAACAATGAACCAGACCTATTTGCACATTTCTTGTTGACTAACCGCAGCCCGGCCGCAACTTCGGCTGGGAGAATGTCCTTTGTAGCCGGTAACACCGACGTTCTAATTGTGCAATCCTTCCAAAAGCCAGTCGTCATTGCGCGTGCTGTTCTTAAGCACTCAGCAAGCTGAAACGTAATTGGGGCCTTCCCGGAGCCGTCGGAGTATTCATCGTGATTCTTTCCTATAATTCTTACCTCGTACGACGTGCCACTTGTCATGGTTATGGTCTTTTTATCCCCAACATTCCAACTACTCGGTATTGATTTCGCTCTGCACGCATCAACAATCTGCTGCCAAGTATTGTTTCCGAATGTACTATCAACCAGAACAATCTGAGCTTCGTTCATTCCGACCATAATAGTAGCTGAACCGGTAAGGCCGTCTTGATCAACCACCACACTCCACTCGCCCGTCTCATCAACCGTCAGCGTGCAATTCCCGCTCGCATCCGCCGTCCCGGAAACCGTCTTGCCGCCCTTCGTGGCCGTGACGGTCGCGCCCGCGCTGGTCGTAACGACGATCTGCAGCTGCGGGGCGGTCATGGTGCCGGTGATAAGCTCGCCGCTCGCGTCGTGCGCGGTCTCGCCCTGCGCGAGCTTCGCCGCCGTGACGGTATCCGCCGTCAGGTCGAGCTTGACCACGCCATTGATCTCAACTTTATTGACGCCCACGTCAAGCACCTACTTTCAGTGTCTGGCCTCCCTGGGCATTGTCAGTATAGGATACCGGGATGGCCTCAACCGTCACCTGCGACAAGCAGTTGTACCCTTCATCGGGTAAGAGCTGCTGCGAGGCAAAGGTCGGCGTGGCCGTCTTCGCCTGCGGCTTCATGCCCCCGGAGCCGGACATTTCGCCTTCGACACCCAAAATGTTGATGCCCTCGCGAATGTTCTTCGGGATCAGCTTTGCCGCCTCATCCTCCGCGATCTGCGCTTTGCCGGAGCCGTCGTGGAAGCCCATCGGGATCGTGACAGGCGTGGATTTATCGGTGATATCCAGCGTCTTCGCGCCGTTGTTCGGCATCGTGCCGGTGACCTTCGCGCCCGCCACATAGGCGGTCTTGTCCTTCAGGATTTCCGCAGCCGCAGCCGTCGCGTCTGTGGTATCCGCGTCTTTGGTGCTCGTGCCGACGATGGGCGCGCCGGTCCGGTCGTGGGCCTTGACGCCCTCTGCCAGCTTGTCCGGCGTAATGTCGTCCTGCGTGAGGTCGAGCTTGACTTCGGTACCGATTATGACTTTATTTACATACTGATTAGCCAAAATATTCATCCCCCATAATGAGTGTTGCGCCCCCCGCATCGTTCGAGACGATATATTGGGGGATCTTCTTGACGGTTACATTGTCTTTCAGGAAGCGGTCTTTCGTTTCCAGTGAGACCGCCTCATAGATCTTGGGCGTGACCTCGTATGCCCCGGTGTAAGGCTTGCCGCCCCCGGCGGATATGGAGGCCGAGAAGCCGAAGGAGACGTCGCTGCCTCCGCCGGTGTCAAAGCGCAGCGCGCGATCTCCGGCCAGCTCAAACGTGACCGGCGTCACTGGAACCATTACAGCACCACCTTTGACAGCGCGTGCAGAACGTCGATCTGCTGGATCGGGGAGCCGATGACGTCCCCCGAGGTAAATTTCACACGCACCTGCATCTGGCAGGTCTTCGGGAGCTTGAATGTCTCCTGCTGCGTCAGCGGGAAGCGGAACTTCCCGTCCTTGTATTCGACTTCGCCGGGGTATTTCTTCTGCAGGTACAGAAGCGAGACCTCGACGGTCTCGATATCGTTGATATCGAGCGCTTCGCCGTTGTTCGTGATGGAAATATCGATGTTATAGGCATCACCCTGAACCATAGGATGCACCTCCGTTTCTCAGGATCCTACAATTTCACACTCCGCAGCCGCGATCCCGCTGAGCAAGATACCCATGCTGGTGATCGTGCCGGTGATCGTGCTGCCCCACGGCGTCGTCGTTTTGACGTAATCGCCGGGGGTCTCGCCGTCCATGACGATCCGCACGCTTTGGGTCTGACGGCGCATGTAATAGTCATAGACGTGCTGGGCAACCGCGGCGACGTTGCTGCTGCTGACCAGTGTGGCGTCCCTGACCTCGACGACGTTTGGCTTCGTCGTGGCCGTGACCTTCGGATTGGCCTTCGTCGTGACAGTGGTCGTGTGGTAATACGTCGTGCCGTCGACCTCCACGCTGTCGCCGCTGCCGGTCGTTTTGTACGCATGCGCCGTCACGCGCACCTCCGTCACTGGGGAAGATGTTTCCACGCTGCCGCCGGTATAGAGCCGGTCAAGCGGGATCTCCGCCGCCTCGTCCGCCGCGAGCTTGCGCACCTTGATCCCGCGCGTGCCGCTGGTGTCGATGGTGGCGCAGATGGCAAATGCGATCTGCTGCAGCGCCTCGCGCTTCGTGCAGTCCGGGATGTAGCCCGTGACCTTCGCGTCATCCAGCGCGGAGTCGTATTCCAGTGTGAAGTGCCCGGCAAGGATCGTCTGTATCAGCGTCTTTGCGGACGCGCCGGAATAGATCGCAGCCGCAAACGGCTCGCTATCCATGACGCCGAGGGCGTCGATGCAGGAAATATCATAGACGCTGACGCTCTTGCGGGAGGACGATTCGATGTAAAACACGCCGATCAGGTGATCCGAGTCATACGCGCTGACGGGCTGTTTCTGTTGGAAGACGTAGTCGATATCGTCCGCGCTGTCCAGTGAGAAGTCGAGCGTGTTGATCTCCAGATCTTCTGAAATGATGTTCAGGCCCTCCGTGACTCGGACGGAGCGTAGCTCTACCCGCTCGAACTCCCGGACGATGCCGAAGAAGATCTGTGAGATCTTCGCGTAGTGGTTCGGCAGGTGGGTCTTATTGATCTGCACGACGAGCTTGTTGTATAAGTCGACCTGCTGCTCGCAGAAATACTTGTACGAGTTCGGCGTGAAGGTCTTGCTCGCAAGCTGTTCTTCGCCATTGTACCACATCAGGACAATCTCGCTGCAGTAGTCACCCTCCGAGCCGTCGAAGTAGAAGAAAATGCCCGGGGAGGAGAACTGACCATTCAGGGAGATTGTGATCGTCGGCGCTGCGTCAAACGTGCAGTCGTCGTTGCTTTGCACCGCGGACCAGAATGCGGCCCGCTGGTTCCCGAGCAAGACGCGCGTCCCGTCTAGGACCCACTGGTTCTGCTCGCAGGACGCCAGCAGCCCGGCGTCCGTGCCGTAGGGGAGCAGGGCAGGGTTCGCAAAGTCTTTCTTCGCCGTCGTCGTTACCGTCGACGCATCTGCTGCGCCGACCGCGACGTCTTCATATACCACTCTTACGCTCATGCCGGGGTCCTCTTCGGTTTCATGGCGACGAAATTGACGGTCAGGTTCTGCCAGCTGTTTTTCCCGGCATAGCTGGACGCCAGCTCGTCGTCGCCATTTGCAACATACGCGTCGAACGTCATGGTCGTCTGCGCATAGGGGACTGTCAGTACGTGGCTGTCTGCCGGTGCGGAGATCGTTTCATAAAACTCGTCGTATTCCTCGGGGTTCGATGTCACTGAATCAATTTCCAGGCTGTAATTGTAATAGGTGCCGATGATGTCGCGCGTCATTGCGCCAGTCATCACGCGCCCGGCATTGTCGCCGTCGAGCACGGAAAACGAACGTTTCAGACTCACGACGTGCAGATTTGGATACGCTTTCCCATCAAGGCTCAATACGCTTGTCATGTTCTCACCCCCGCCAGACGAACGCCAACGCGCTGCGTCTCGTCGTTGTTCGCCTGATATACCGCGCGGGCAAACTCGCGCTTATCGACCTGCATCACGACTGTAATGCTCCGGCCTCCCATGCCGCCCGTCTCATTCATGGCCTGCTTAAAGGCCTGCACCATCGTTGCCAGCGGCGTCTCAATATTTGTCCCGCTCTTCTGGTCGCCGAGAACGGCGAGAAATTCGCGGTTCGGGGGAATGACTGCGCCCTGCGCGAGGCGAGGAAGCGCAACGTTGCTCACTAGGGGAATGCTAATTCCGAAAGACCTACCACCAATTAGAGGAACCCAATCAGGGACCTCGAAATGAATGGTATTCAGCGCGGAGATTAGGAGGTTTATACCGTTGATGATAAAGTTTATCGCATATTCAACAGCGGTAATGATTCCATTCCAGATTCCCTTAAATATATCCTTTACGCCTTCCCACGCCTTTGTCCAGTCTCCGGTAAAAACGCCGCTGATAAACTCGATGATTCCGCTTAGCCACTGCTTTATACTGTTGAATAGGCCGGATATAAAGTTTCCGTATGTCTGGAAAATCGCCGCGAGCATGGGGCTTTTTGATTGTAACCATGTAATGAACATATCCCATGCATCTTTGATGGAGTTTACAATCGCGTTCCACGTCTGCTTAAGCCCTTCCCAAATTTGTTTCGCGCCTTCTGCGGCAAGCTTTAAGTCTCCCGTAAACACGCCCTTAAAGAATTTCCCGAATCCGTCTATGATATTTTTCAGGCCTTCGATGAGTTCTTCGCCATGTCCGGTAAAGGAAACAAGTGCAACCAGAGCGGCAACAAATCCCGCAATCAGGAGTGGAATCCAGCTACCCGTCAGAAGCGAAATGCCGATACCGGCGGCAAGTAGCCCCGCGATGATCGTAAGCGTATTTACTAAATTAAATCCATTTTCAATGACATCCTTGATTCCGACAACAAGCATAGCAAGACCGCCCACAACAAGCGCAATGCCTGCTGCTATCGGGCCAAATGCGATTGCAAGTCCGGCAGCAAGCGCGGCAAGCCCCGCAAGCATTCCGAGGAAATTTTGTAAATCAATCCCGTTCTTCCACGCGTCTAGCCAGAAATACACAAGTGCAAACGCACCAGCTGCTGCAAGCGCGATCCCGGCAATCTTGCTCAAATCGTTTGTAAACATGCTTGCAATTTTCCAAGCGAGCAGCCCGGCTGCAATCGCACCTACTAGGCCGAGAATATCGTGGAGTTTATCCTCCGCCATGTCGAGGTTTGAAAAATCCGGCGCGATATCCGTAGACGCTGCCCCGCCTGCGCCGCCACCGCCTCCAGATGCCTGATTGCTGGTAATCTGGTTGATCTCGTCGAAGCTCGCCATGCTCTTGCTGGCGTCTTCAGCTGCGGAGCCTACCCCCTCGATTGCTTCTTTTTCCGCATTCAGCCCTTTTGCCGCTGCGACCTGCGCGCCCCAGCTTTTGCCGGACAGCATGCCGAAAAACTTTGCGATAGCTGTAACAACCTGTGTCAGAATGTCCACAAGCCTCACAAAAACGGGGATCACGACTTGAAGAATCGGCTGAGCCAGCGTCAAAAACGCCGCCTTAAGCCGCGCAACCGCTGCACGCGCCTCCTCGTTCTGCATGATTGTTTTCCCGAGCCATGTCCGCAGGCTTTGCAGCGCTCTAGTAATCAGAGAGAACACCAGGACACGCTTAAAAAGCCCGGAAACACGCTTGCTGAACGTGTTCATGCTGTCGGAAACATTTTTTGCGGCAAGCTCCATCCGTTCGGACGCGCCGCTTGCGTTTGTAATCTCTCGCGTAAGATCTCCTGCGCGTGTCTTCGCCGCGTCCAGCGCGGAGGTCTGCTCCATTACCTTGTCCGTAATTTTTGCGTACTTGCCGTCCAAGCTCTCAACGATCTTGTCTTGCTCTTTCAGACGCGCTTCCTGTTCCTTAATCTGTGCAGCAACTTCGGATTGCCGACTGTATGCAGAAATATACGCATCAGGCGATGCAGACACCTCGCCGGATGTGACCTGCCGCAGCCGCTCAGATTCTGCACGCAACGATTTCAACGCAGTTTCTGCCTGTTTTGCGGATTCCTTTGCCGCGTCAAGCTGTGCCTTGATCCCGCTTTGCTCGCCGCTGCTCTTTTTCAGGTCGGTTTCCAGCTTGTCGATTCTTGCCGTAAGTTTATCAAGCTCCCGCTGTGCTTTTTTTGCATCAACTTCCGCCTGCACAACGATTTTCCCATCCGCCATTTTCTCACCACCTTATTTTGAGACACCCCACGCTGCCAGAATATCCTTTTCTGCGTCTGTGTAATTCGTTTTCAAATCAATAATTTCACGGTTTCGCCTGTAGAACTCTCGTTCCTGCTTGTCAAGAGGCTTCCCGCGAGATTTCTTATCCCGGATACTTACCACATGGGCAAACAGGCAGTCCCCAATTTCCTGATAATAGGACAAAAAAGTGTACCAGTGCAGATATTCCAGTGCGCGGATTTCAAATCCTGCAATTCTGTTGATGGGCGCGACAATCATCTCAAAGTCCTGCTCCCACGACATCAACGTCGGCTGCTTTTTTTGCTCCTTTTTGTCTTGCTCGTGGTCAATAAACCTGAAACATTTCCGCAGCGCTTCCTCATAATCTGAAAGCGGAATATCGTCAAAGTCAGGGTAGAATATCTCAAGGGCGGCAATGGCGCGCTCCTCTTCCGTCAAATCTTTATCAGAAAGAGCGGCGAGGATATCCAGCACCGCTCTATAATCTGATTCAATCTGATATGTTTTGCCGTTTACCTCAGCTGACGTCGGGAGCGCGTAGATCAGCGCTTTCTTTTCGCCCATCTGTCCGTGTACTGTTTTACTCTTGGGCTTAGTCTGGTTTTTTCGAGATCGAAACCAGCGTCCATCTCGTCGATGACAGCAAGCATAAGATTCGCCCATACCGGCAGACCATTTGCAAGCGCCATTACGTTTGTCCTGAACACTTCAGTACAAATCGGCTTTCCAAAAATTCCATCGATTTTTTCGCGAATCTCCTTGTCGAACTGATCTGCCAAATCGAGAATTTTTTTCGGGTCCGTCTCGTTTTCGGCGCGTTTTGCGTATTCATGCTGTCTGGATTCCAACTCTTCGAACAGCGAAAACAGCTTTTTCGCAAATTCACTGTCCGTAGGGTTGAACTCTACACTTACGCCGCCGTTAATTTGGAAGGACTGTACACCAGTATCAAATCTGATATCTGCCATTTATAGCCCCTCCTTACGCAGCAGAATCAGCCGTGAACGTAACTGCACCGTTGCTGCCGACCGCAGCCGTTCCGGTCGTGCGCGTACCGCCCAGCGTCACATCGAACGGCATGCCAACGAAGCCGCCACCCTCACCGCCGAGGCTTGCGGGCTTTACCATTGTGCCGTCGTAACGCTCCGCAAAGACTGCCGTCTTGGCCGTTCCTGCGTAAAAATGAACGATGAGAACGTCCTGATTCGCCAGTGCTGCTGCGTCCTGGTCTTTGACCGCCAGGTTCCACAGCTTGACGAGCGCCGCGTCGCCTGCGTCCAGCTCGCACGGGTCAAAGCTCTGCGTGATGATGGGCTTCTTCATGGTGGTTCTTGTAGTGCCGAGGATATCCTTACTGGAATCCTCCTGCCAATCGTACTCCATGCTGGAATCCGTGACGCGCTTGCCGAACGGAGACCAGACAGGCGTAGACGCCTCGCCGGTATTCAGGTATGCGATCAGCAATTCGCGGTCAATGGTCTGGCCAGCAATGGTATTAAAGGTCATGTCTGCCATAATTAAATCACCTCATATGTCAGTTTCATAAGTATCTGATGGTCTTCTGTTCCGTCATCGTACCGGGCGAACAGAGCCGCACGGCTGGACGCTTCCACGCTCCGGACGCGCATGCCATCGCCCAAAGACGGATAATTTTGCATAGCCCAGTCTCCGAAGCGGTTCAGCATGGCGTCGCATTTTAGGCGCTTATCGTTGCTGCTGCCGGGGATGATACGGGCGATGATCTTAAATTGGTATTCTGCTTCATGCCCGCCAAGCAGGTATTTCCGTGTGATGTACGCGCCCTGAATAGCAGAAAGCGCCATGCTCGCGGAATCTGCGGCGAGAAATTCATAGTTGATCGTCGCGGCTGGCATATCGTCGTCAGAAAAGGAGTTCGCCCAGACCATCATCTTTCGGGAGATATCCTGTTCTTCCTCCGCAGATACCAGCCTTTTTTGCTTTTCAGAGTCCATTCTTCACCGCCTTGTCCGCTACACGGATCCATTTGTCGAGGTTCTCGGCCTTTGAAGCCTCAAACCAATGCGATTGCGCCTGATTGTGTCCTGACGTGTTGAACACAAGATTTTTGTCGGTCAGTACCTTTGTCCCGCCTTTCGGCGCGTAGGTGCTTCCGGTCTCCGGGTCGACCATGACTTTCCCGTAATACAAAAATCGCGCATACGGGCCGGGGTAGACAACAGAGTTTCCCACAACCTGTGTCCTCTCGTCGAGAGAACCAGTCAGGAACGGCACATATGGGCTTGTGTCCTTCCGCACCTGCGTTGCAACAATATGCTCCGCTTTGGTGCAGGCCTGCGCGAGATTTTCCTGCAGCGCGTCAAAACCGTCTGCCTTTACGCTGAATTTCAGCATTACGAGCCTCCGACCTGCCAGTGCTGCATAGAAGGACTGCCGAAGTCCTTCATGTCCACCTTTGTCACTTTGTACACATCATCGTACAGCATCTCGATCTGTTCTTCCGTCTTGTCCGGCTCGACTACTTCGCCCTTCACAAAGAATGTTGTGCCGCCGTTACCGTCCGTAGATAGCGTCCAGATTTTGCTTTTATCAGTTGCACGCCAGAACTCCTGCGGGCCGACGTAGCGCTTTTCTGCGCCCGTCACGCCGTCTACAGCAGCCGCAGAGAACGGAATGTACAGATTCACCGCATCTGCTCCTTCAAGCCCGCTCGCGCGGACATTGGCAGCTTTCGACGCTTGGAGCATTACCCCGCGAATTACAGTGATATGAATTTTTTGCGTATCTTTGAACGTTTCCGGATCCTGCTCCTGCGTGACGTTGTAGATGGTTACAGTGTGTGGGGCGTACATGAAAAACACCTGCCTCTGTAGAGAAGCCCGGTATGGGCTAGATATTCACGCGCTACGCTTGCAAGGGCATTCTTCGCCTCCGAAGCCGCTTTCAATGCGGATACGGAAGAATCTCCGCCGCTGCGAAGCGTCCTGGAATAGCCGCCTACAGTCTCGCTCTGCAATTCTCCTTCGTCAGATGCAAGCCCGGCGGACACATTCTTTCTGGCAAGCTCCTGCGCCGTGTCGATCAGCATATACTGGTCGACCAGAGCGCAGCAGCACATTTTCACAGCTTCGAGATCCGCGTAGTCTTTTACTCGGTTCTGCGTGTAATAATCGAGGAAGGAGCTGGCGCGGACGACCAGACGCTGGAAATCCTCTTCACTCACGCTGCCGTAGTAGCAGCCAGAGTAAAATTCAAAATCTGCATAAGTCATCAGCGCCGCCTCCTTATCACTTTGCCGTCACGCTCGCATTGCCGCTCTTAATCGCGTGGTAATTTCCATCGCACTCAACCACTGTCACGGTCTGGCCGCTTGCAATGGTCAGGTCGCTCTTGCCGTCCCAATCCTTCCAACCGGCAACATTATCGCCGTAAGCGACGGTCGCCGCGGAGGAGCCGGACGCGTACTTATACTTGTTACCCGCCGCAGCCTTTGCCGGAGATACGGTCAGCTTGGTATCGCCGCTCTTAGATCCAGCAGCAGAGGTGACCGCCAGGGAACCGAGCGTGCCGTTGTCGATGGTGCCGACGACCACGCCGTCAATGCGCTCGGCAAACAGCTCCATGCCGTTAATGACGGTGTCCGATGCGGTCATGTTGGTGTAATCAGGTTCCTCGTGGATGCCAATGTAACCGGTTGCGTCGGTGGTGAAATCGAACACTTCGCCAAGATCTGCGCCGTTCACGGGGATGTAATACAGAACAATGTTGTCCTTCGCCGTAGCGTAGATCTTTCCCTTGGGAACGCTGGAATTGAGGATCACAGTGCCAAGCCCGAGGAAGTTCTCGACGTAAGTCATGCCGAATGCGGTCTGCAAGGTGATGTTGGCCGTAGACAGGTAATCCGCAACGTCCAGCGGATTCATGAAGTAGACCGCGCCGATCTCGTCATCCTCAAAAAGAACCTGCAGATTGCCCCAAGCCTGCGCAAGAACAGTCTGGAAGTTCTTACCGCTCACCGCGCCGGTGCCGGTCGAGAGGAAGTCGAAAAAGCTCTTTCGGATGCCCTTCTGCACATCCTTGAGCATTTCGTCGGTGGTCATTTCCACCGCCTGATCGTAGCCGCGGTCTGTGATTGCCTCGGCAGAGGTAGCCTTACGCCACTTCTTGAGCGTGATCTCCTTATAGTTCACAGCCTCGGTCTTGTAGTGGGAAAGAGGGATGGTGTCACCCTCTGCCACAACGCCGCTCTCAAGCGTGCCGGTAGCCTTGTAGCTCTTGAGCACGGTTCCAGCCTGCTTTGCGATTTTGCGGGTAACACCAAGAGCCTCCATCAGCTTCTTGATGGAATAGCCGAACATTTCGGTAAATTCGATCTCGCGAACTCGCGCAAGATCAGCTTTTTTAATCAGCTTAGGATCAACAGCCATAGTTAATCTTCCTTTCTAAACAAATCCATATTTGCGGCGATTGCAGCGCGCCGCTCCGCTCTGTCAGTGATTTGCATGATCTCGTCTTTGGTCATCGGCTTACCACCGTCGTTGAGACGTGCGCCCATGTCCACACGGACAGAAGGTTTGGAGACAAGCCCCTTGTAAGTTCCTTCGATAAGTGCATCAAGGCTCTTTGTGTCCTTGATTTTCTCACCGTCCATCTCCAATGCGGTCATTTCCTCTCCGCAGCCGCGCATGGCAAGATCGAGATTTGCGCCTGTGATATTTTTGCTTTCAAAGTAAGCCCGAACAGCCTTTTCCTTTGCCGCCTTGCTTTTCTTTGCTGTAATGCCGGATTTATAAGCCTCAAAGTCCGAGTGTTCCTTCTCGTACTTCTCCTTATAGCCGCCATCGCCTGCTGCCTTTAGGTCATCCAACTGCTTCTGAACGCCAGGCAGCTTCTCTGCATCCGACTTGTACTTGCTAACATCAGCTTTCAAGCCGTCCACAGTGTCGGTGTGTGCTTCAATGATGGTGTCCACCTGCTCGTCGGTGAGCCCCATGCCTTTCAGTAATTTTCTGGTCAATGCCATTTCTATCTTCCTTTCCTTTGTCCGCAGTTCGTCGCGGCGATAGATTGTATAAAAACCGCAGTGCTTCGCGGGTTTTACCTGTAAATCATTTGTAGAAAACTTTTGTTCTTTCTGGTTGCTCCGGCAATCCTGCCGCCTTGCTGAACCTGCTATATTCTGCGTTCAGCCGCCGAAGCTTTATGTTCGCGGCGGTCGCGTCCTCGGAAAGCCCAGCTTCTTTGTATGCGTTTCTAAGCTTTTTCTGCGCGCGGATTTGCCGCTCTATGCGGCGTTGCATCTGCGTTGCTTCATAGGCTGTGTAAGTCTTTCCGTCAAACGTGCAGCCAAGACCATCGTCGATATGCTCAAGCTGTTCGTCTGTGTAAGTTCGCTCCGAAACTCCCGGAACAAACGGGTATTTGTGATGCCTACAGTTTGCGCCTGTCAGACCGTCAACATATCCGTAACCGGTCGTTTCCACAAGGTCATCGTAAAGCCCCAGCGGGTCAGGTTCGCCGCTTTCGCTCTGGTAATAGACTTTCCCTTGCCAGTCTTTGTGGCTTGACCACGGCGAATCACCCGGCTTGTCACGCGCCCCAGAGTGCGCAGACACTTCAAAGTATCTCGTCTCAAGGTACTCTGCGCTTTGGTTCGTGTACTGGTCGCAGATCTGATTCACGCCGGTCATGACAGCTCTCCGAACAGCAACGTCGATGTTGTCAACGTGTCCGCTTTCGTAGTTCACGACTTTCAGTCCGCCTGCAAGCTGTTGTACCGCAGACTTGATCGCCTGATTGTAGCTGATTGCCCCGCTCTGAATCTGCATAACAGCCGAATCCAACGCCCACTGATACGCACGAGCGGGCGGAAGCATCGTCCTGCCTTTGTCCACTAAAAATCCCATAGACTGTGTGATGTTATGAAATTCATCAAGCGTTTGAACTCTGATTGCTTCGATGGTCGCAGTGTTCACCAGAATATCAGGCTTTGTCAGCCCTGCCATGTCGATAACCGATGTGTAATACTTCTGGTTTCTGGCAATAACATCGTCGAAAAGCTCCTTGAGCTTCTTCTCGCTAATTCCGGAGGTCTTGCGGATTGCTTTTTCAATCTCTTTCGTGTCGATACCATGCGAGCGAAGCGCTCTGATTGCCTGAACCGTCACTTCGTTCAGCTGATCTTTCAGCGCAAGGCGGCTGCAAATCTCATCAAGAAGTGTATCCTCAAGCCCGCGGAATAGTTCTGCCAGATCCTCTGGGAGCGCATCAAGTAGTTCTGGGGCAAATGGATACCGGCTCATCTTTCACAACCCCAATAGTCCCAGTGTTTTCTCCAAATCCCACTACTCGACCTCCGTTTCTTCCTCAGTTACCATGCCCTGCGCCTTCGGCAGCGCCGCCTTTGCTGTCGCCTCGTCCTCGTTCATCCACTTCATGCGGAACTCCCAGTCGTTCATGATGCCTGCGCTGAGAAGCTGCATATCGCGCAGGAAGTCCGTCTGCTTGTCCTCAATGATTGAATCGTCAAAGTCAACAGAAATCTGTACTTCCTCATTCAGTCCAGCTTCCATGTACCTGTTCCCCATGCGGAGTAGCGTCCTGCAAAGCTCTGTGATTGCCTGTTCAAGCAAAATCTCATGCTTCTTGATCGTTCGGAACATGGTGCTGTTCTCACTGATAACCTGCGTCGCTGTAGCAATACTTCCCTGATCGAACTTGTAATGATTTTCACCGAAGCCGCACTTGCTGGACAGGATATTCAACATATCCTGCATACCGGTGTTAAACTCCGCCGTTCGAAGCGTCATGTCGACCTGCTGCAAGATGCTTCCATCTCCGCCTCGATCTTCCGGCAGCACATAATACACGGTTTCACGCTTGTCAAACACAGGACGGCCATCAATGGTTTTTGTTGCTTCCGGCTGCACCACAATGCGCTTTTTGCCAAGAACAAACTCATTCACGTAGCTGTCATATGTAATATCAACGCTCTTAAGCTGGTCGATGGCATATGCAAACACCGCCACACCAAGCGGGTTATTTTCATCGGAGTTCGCGATATTCAGCCTGTCAATGACAAACTGAGGCTTGCCGCTCCCTGTGTGTACAACAGGCGGGATTGTTTCAAATCCCTTTACACTGATCAGCGGGACTTCATCAGAATCATACAGATGGTTCTCGATGTCGTACTCGCCGCCGTTCAGCCTGTGAACTTGAATGTATGTGTACTCTGTATCGTCCACCTTTTTTGTAGAGGCGAACGCGCACTCTCTGATGATTCCATTGTCCCATGTCAGGGGATAAATGTTCGTCGCGCTGACATAGTTGATACGGATGCGCCCAGAATCAACAATTTCGGAGGTGTCTGGATTGATGGACATTCCCTCAATGACCGGAACATACGCGATCGTTCCAAGCGCTGCTTTTCGCTCCTGCGATTCGTTCGCCTTGACCTCCCAATTGTTTTCCGAGAGAATCGTGTCTACGAACTCCTGCTCCTTCTTCCCCTCGAGCGTGATGTTTACCCGCTCGTTCATCAGAAGGTTTGCCCAGTCCTCGCAGACCTTTTTCGCCATGCTTACGGAATATCTGCGGCATTCCAATTCTTCAATACCATTCCATACCGTGTAACTGTGGAAGTCCTCGACATTTCCTTTGTACCAGTCTCCCCACACGCCGATCAGTTTGTAGAAATCAATACCAACTGTATCGAAGCCAAGCTCCTTTAATGCTCTGCGTATGTTCACTCTTTCACCGTCCTATCATATGCCCGGCGCGTTCCAGGTCTTTGTAATAAGGCTCTATACTGTACTCAAACGCATCGAGGCTATCAATATCGGATGTCCCATCGTCAAGACGCTCGTCCTCGAACTTATCCGGGTCATAAATTGCTGATTGGAACGCATCGATCAAATGCGGGCAGTTCCGCGAAACCTTGAGCCTGCCTTGCTTCATCAGAAGCACAACAAGCCTGATTCTGTCCGTGATCTGCATTTTCAGCGCGTTCTTGACTTGAGTGCCCAGCCGGAGTTTTTGCGCCGTGTGGTCTAAACCTCGTATAAGCACCGTTTCCGCGCTATCTGCTCGCGTCTGGCTGTAACCATACTTTGACGTTATCAGTTGACAGAACGTAGCAAAACGCCGGTTTAACGCATCTGGGTCAATCTCTTCGTTTTTGATGTATTCTTCTTCCAACGCCACAACCCGGAAATCTTTTGTGATCCCGGTAGCTTGAAATTTCGTTGCAGACTTCGTTCCACCGAAGTCGACGCCAATGGAAATAACAGAGAACTTTGTATCGTTTTCTTCCGCCCATTTTATAGGATCATCAATCAGATACTTTTCTGTGTCGTTGGCAAAGTCCTTGTAAACAATACCCTCCGCAGCTACCCACAGTCCTCGAACATAGCGGTCGTAGAATATCCCGGCGTACATGTTTTCATAGCGCTCAAGCGTCCTTTCGCTCAATCCGGGGTTATCCTTCATCTCGAAATGTAGGTAAAGAGTGTTCCGCTCTCTATGCCGCTTTATCCATTCCTGATAGAACCAGTGGTGCGGGCTTCCGGGGTTGCAAGAGAACCACAGCTTTGCACCGTCCACAGAGCAACGTGCAAGTGCCTGCTCCACAAACGATCGTGGCATCAGCACCACCTCGTCCAGCAGCACACCCGCCAGCGTCCGGCCTTGGATCAGTGTATAGCTTGCCTCGTCCTTACCGCCGAACACTTCAAAGTAATTCGTCACGGCTCCGCGCCGCACTTCCATCACCTTGTCACCGCGCCGCCAGCGGATGATATATCGCTCCTTCGCAAGGCTCATCGCCGTAAACGGCACGATAATGTTCTTTGTGCAGCTATCCACTGTGCGGCCACACACGCCAAAGCGCTGCCCGCTGAAATTCTCCATCGCCCAGCGGACGAACGCCCACATCATGATTGAGGTCTTACCGGAACGCACAGCGCCGTCGCAGATCAGCGCGTCATACTTGGAATAGGGGAAAGCAATGATTTTCCGCTGCTTTGAACTAATCATCGCTTTCCAGCCCTTCCGCCATTTCGCGCAGGCTTACGCTCAACGCGTCCTCCTGCGCGTTATCAGTCGGCAAACCCAGCTCGACAACGTCACGCTGGCCAAGATATTGTTTCCCCAGCCAAATAGCCATGCTCGCGTTCTTCGCCGCAAGCTGCCACTGGCTCCGGCGCAGTGAAATTTTCCCCGCTCCTCGCTTTTGCTTAAATACCTCGGAAAAACTGGCATGATAGGTGCGTTTACACCAACTATCCAGTGTTTTATCAGTCACGTCAAACCAACCACAGATTTCCTCAAGCGTGCATTGCAGGCCGCAGAGGTTCTCGAACTGCTTCTGATCTATTTCCTTTCTTGGCCTTGCCATACGCGCCCTCCTTTCTCTGCTGGCGTTTGATAAACTTCTCCATGTCCCGCTTCAAATACGGGCTGCTGGTTTTGGCTATAATCGCCCGTGCTTCTTCAATCGTCATTCAGCAACACCGCTTTCTTCCCCGTAAACTTCTCCCAACGGTCAACAATTACATCGGCATACTTCGGATCGTACTCCATGCAGAAAGCGCGTCTGCCATTCTGCTCCGCCGCCATGATCGTTGTGCCAGAACCAGCAAACAGGTCAAGCACATTCTCTCCCGGCTTGCTGGAACACTGCATCTGGTAGTCGAATAGCTTAATCGGCTTCATGGTTGGATGCTCTGCCGATCTCACCGGCTTATCAAAATTGAGAACAGTGGTCTGTCTTCGGTTTTTGAAGAAGTAATGCTTATGGCCTTCCGTCCATCCATACAAGCACGGCTCGTGCTCGTTCTCTTCAATCTCGCTCTCGCCATAGAGACAAGGTTCATGCTTCCATTGGTAATCCTGCCGCCCCATGACCATGCTGTTTTTTACCCAAATCAAGCACTGCCTTACTCGGAGCATTGCGTCTCTGCACGCCCCACGGAAGTTATACCCTTCGCTATCGGCGTGCCAAATGTAGAATGGCGCACCTGGTTTCATGACCATCGCCGCATTGGAGAAGGCATCCGTCAGGAACCGTCTAAATGCCGTATCCTCCATATTGTCGTTCTTAATCTTCCCGGCGGTACCCTGATAGTCCACATTGTACGGAGGGTCGGTGAGCAGCAAATCCATTTGTGCCCCCCCTACGAGCTTCTGTACGTCTGTCAAAGACGTGCTATCTCCGCACATAAGGCGATGGTCTCCAAGCTGATACACGTCGCCAAGTCTGCTCTTCGGCTCCGCAGGAAGAACCGGATCATAGTTATCCTCCACAACGGATGTGTCCAGCTCGTCGCGCAGGCCCCAGTCAAAGTCAAACGCTGACAGGTCGAGACCAGGCAGTTCGTCAGCCAGCAGGTCAAAGTCCCAGTCACTCTCGTTGCTTTTGTTATCCACCAGCCGCAGGGCGTTCACCTGTTCCGGCGTGAGATCATCCACGCAGACGCACGGCACTTCTTCCATTCCCAGCTTCTTCGCCGCCATAGCGCGACAGTGTCCGATTACAATCACGCCGTCACGGTCAATCACAATCGGCTGCACAAAACCGTACTGCTTGATGCTCTCCGCAACGTTGTTGATTTGCGTTTTGTCATGCTTCTTCGCATTTTTCCCGTATGCAGTAATGCTGGAAAGCTTTCTGTTTTTTACCTCCATGTTGTCCTCCCCATCATGTCCGCTCACCGGCCAGCAACCTCATTCTTTCGTTCTCGTGTCTCCGTGTGTGAATAAATATATTTATTCACACCGGAGAACACGAGAACAGGAGGAGGAGGTTTCCGCAGAACGCTGCGGTGCCGATGAAAAGGGGCGTAGAGTTGATCTCTACGCCCTTATAGTAAATGTTAAATTTGGCTCTGGGGCGCAGACTTTTTCATAAAAGCCCTCTTTTTTGCCCCACAAGACGAATAAATTGCCTGTGCCACTCCTGCGCAGTACGCTCCGAGACGTAGCACGCTAGCGCGGCCCCCTGCAGCGTGTGCGTCCGCTTCCAAAGAACCAAGTCTATGATCCGGAGTCGCTCCGCGCCGTCAACGAGCTGTTCCGTCTCCGAGATTGCCTCCTCAACGGCAGCGCGCTCGGCCTTCGTCATCAGCCCGCCGCCCTTATAATTGCGGATCATCCACTTTGCATATGGCCACCAGCCGTAGCGCGGCTTACTCACGGCGCACTTCCTTTCTTTTCTTGCAGTGGCTTACATCATTATACCGGATACACCCGCATGTGGTAGAGAAATATGCGCATTGTGAGTTCTTGCACCCATCAACTGCCTTTTCGTCCAGCACATCCTTTGCCCATTCCCCGCGCGCTTTGTCCAGTTCGTCCTTGTACGCCGCGCACTCAAACGCAGCATTAGTTATAACATGCCACAGAGCCGGTAAGCCGCTCTCATCGTCGAGCGCCAGCGGATTATCCCAGATATGCAGAACGTGGCGCAGAAGGGCGTCGTGCCACCTTTCAGGGGCTATGCTTCGCCAGTCCTCAGCATCACCGTACTTCCGCATTCCATATTCGCGCACCTGCATGATCGCCTCGATGCCCTCCACCGGCACGAGCGACGGCCTCGGCTTTCCATCATCGTACTTCGCGCCCTTGATCTGTTCCATCAATAGTGTACCCTCTCTTCGCGTTTTGCCCGATCGTATTTCCGCGCTCTGGCGGACTTGCCGCTTGTTTCCATCCCGCGCTCTATGCGCTCTACCTTGCTTTTGTTGTACTCGTCCGCAGCCTTGCGGAACGCTATGTACGCCTCGCAGGTTGCATGCTTTGCCCCGCAGCCTTTCTCGGGGCAGCTACCGCACGGGGCTGAATACGGGCTGATTCTTAAATCTCCCTGCATTCGTCCACCCTCACGCATACCCGCTTGTTGCCCACCTCGACGACATAGCCCGTCCGGTTTGTCCTGTATTTGTATTTCTCGGCGGGATAGATCCGCCCTCGAACGGGCTGCATTTCCGGGTATACTGGGATTGACCGTGTAATCAGAATCCGCACGCGCTCCGCCCGGCCCATCACGTCTTCCCTATGTGCCGTCCATGCGCACGCCTCGCTACAAAAATTGTATTTTGCCTTGTACTTCGATGGAGCCCGCATAAACGTTTTCCCGCAGGCATCGCACGTCAGCTGCATCGGCGGTCTTGGTGGCTTACGCTGCATCTTGCTCATGGCCTCCACCCGGAAATCCATTTTGCCTTTTCCCAGTCCGTCAGCGTGCAAAACTTGATATAATCCGGCAGATTCGACCCGAGAATCGCTTCTCTTATCAAAAGCGAAACAAACACAGCAGCCGCAAATAAAAGCAGCATTTCAACGAATCTTTTCACTTACAGCTCTCCTTTTTGTTTTTCCAATCGCAATATTCCTCGCAAAGCTCCTCACTTTCAAACGACGAATCATACGGGTTGATTTTTTCAAAGTCACAGCCGCTTCTTGCAACGGCTCTACTCCTGTAATCAGATTCATTCTCCGTTTTGCATTTTACAGAATCGTAAAATAGTTCCATTCCTCCCCTCCATTCATGAATTCTGTACAGCATCAATTCCCGCGGCTTGTATACCAGTGTGCTCTTTGCGCATGTGCAAGATTCTGTCATTGCCCGTCCGCAAGGTGTGATGAAATGGCGTAACCTTTTCTCATCACATAGATCGCATTTCGGGCCTTGCACCCACTCACCTTTTGCTTCCCACGTCGTTACCAGATTATCGCCAAGCAGCTCTTTCAACCGCGCATCTTTGTATTTCTTTTGTGCCTCCGTTTCCGCCAGCACTGCCCTTCTCTCTGCCGCCGCCAGCTTTTCCAGATACATCTTTCTGTCGTCTCTGAACATCCGCAGGCTCTTTACTTCTTCTTCCAGCGCCACAATTTTGTCTTTGATTTCCTCGCGTGCATTCACAATCAGAGCCTGTTTAAATTCATCGATTTGCCTGTCAAATTCGGAACATTCAAAATATTCATCGTCGTCAAAATCAAAAACATCAGCAAAATTCATAGCTTTACCCCCTTGATGTACTTATCGAAATACGTCACGGCTACCGCCATCGCCGCCCACATGTCGGCGGCGAACCCGTAGAAGAAACCGGGATCCTTTTTTGTCCCCTTTCCGAAGTTCGGCTGGCCGGGCGCGTAGCGGTCGACAAGGGCCTGCCGGATGTTTGCATCTTTGGCCGATAGTGAACCGCACAGATCCAGCTTTTCTTCCCGGCGGAAAATCCGCGTCGGCTCATAGCCTGTTTCCCACAGCACGATTTGCCAGAACCGGCCGATCCAGACACAGGTGTCGAACACTTCCTGCCCGACTGTCATGCCCATACCGGCTATCATTTCGATTACAACTTGCTGACAGTTCCACCGAAGTTTCTGCTCCAGCAGCTGCAGCATTTTGCGGTTCTCGATCTTCTCGGCATCCAGCACGCGGCGAATTTCTTCTCCGTCGTGCTCTACGATTACATAGCCCGATTGAATATTGCCGGGGTCAATCGCCAGTATCGTTCCCATATGGTACCCTCCATGTCAGAACGTTTTCGTATTTACACGGGTACATTTCCCTGCAAACGAGCGTTTGCACACACGGCGGGGCCAAAAGGTCGACAAACTCCGGGCATTGCTCAATCACTAGCTCGCGGATCTTTTTGGCGACTTTGCGTGTCTTCTTCGCCGCCAGATGGCACAACCGCTTTTCCATGATCGTCATCAGCTCTTCCGCGTTCATGTACCAAATCATGTCTACCGGCGCGTCCTGCCGCGCTGCGTTCCGGTCGTATGCATCTTGTCGGTCGTTCCGCTGTGACCGGATAAACGGCTGTGCGTGGACGTGGCGGGCTAAGTGGGTGCTTACCCAGTACGGCACACCCTCGAGGTAAAACGCAAACTGCAGCGTCCGGATGGGGCTGTGCCGCGCCCGGAGGATGGCGTGTTTCCACTCCATGTCCGGGGCTGTCTTCATCTCTTTTCCAATGGTGACTAAAGCGCACTGCTTGGCCAGCGCCCAGTCCTCATCGGTGGGGTACTTCAAAAGGTTGACGATCATGTCTGCCTCCTATCCATGTCTTCGTAATCTTTGCATTCCTCACCGGAAAAGCACATGTGCTCCAGGTCTTTCTCGGAGAACCGTTCCGCCTTGTGCTTCAAGCACCGATACGGATAAACGTAGTTCTTTCTGTATTCCAGATTTTTGCATGTAAAACAGCAATCCCGCATCAGCTTTCCTCCTTTTGCGCTCCCACGAGCAAACCGCAGCCCGCTCATTCTGTAACTCCGTTTGTTCGCGGTTTTCCGGCTGTGCATCCAAAATCTGCGTGATGATACTCTCCAACTGTTCTGCAGCACGCATATCCCTCGCACCACGCTGCATACTTACTGTGCCTGCAGTCCTTGCACCGCACCACCTCCGCAACGTCGGCGGCGGGCTGACGAAGCAGGAGCGTTTTCACCCGCGGAGGTGTCCAGTACGGATTGTGAGCGTTGCTGGCTTCAAAATCTTTCAGCGCCGCCTCGCGGCTGATGTATTCTTCAGGCATGGTTGGCCTCCTTGCTGTCTAAAGTCGTGATATTTACCGGCTTTAGCCACTCTCTGATCCGCATTCCGCACGATACACAAAGCTCAGTCTCATCGACTCCTGCTGTGCCCTCGCACGCGCGCCGAAAGCGCACATACGCTGCCGAGCTCTGCGGGTTTATCTCCGCCCCGCAGCGGTCACATATTCGTTTCGTTGCCATTCTTCTTGCCCTCCAATCTGTTCAAAGTAAAACTTGATCGGTTTCTCGTGCTCGATAACGTTGCCGTAGGCAACTCCCACCTTGTAGATGTAGTTCTCCCTGAGTTTGCGCGGGATCTCCTCGATATAGCGCCGGAATGTCTCCATCGTGTTTGCCCGCTTGTAGTGGTTGCACATCCGGCAGGCAGGCATGAGGTTTGAAATATCATCTGTTCCGGCTTCTTCAATATCCCACGCTCGCAGCGGCCGGAAGTGGTCTACCTGCATGTCTCGGATATCGATAGACCGTCCGCAGTAGGCACAGTGGCCGTCATACTTCGCATAGACCGCTTCCCGTTTTTTCTTACTGAAGCTCATCCCTTGCCCTCCATTTCCTGCAAAGCATTTTCGGCCTCCTCGCGGGTGAGAAATACGGTCTTGCCGAGTTGCGGAATATCGTCCCACCACAGTTCTGTCTCTCCTACAACATCAGCCCCATCAAATGCTCGGCGTAGTATATACACCGTATCCCCCACCTTGCACGGCAGCACCACCACGCGCCCGTCCTTGTCGGCCTCGGCAATCTCTACAAGCCTGCTGATTGGCGTATTGTTGAGCGTTTCGAGATCAACCATGTGCTTTGCACATAGCGCAAGCTTAACCGTTTCTACTGCTTCCGGTTCAAGCCCCGTGTCCTCGTAGGCTTTCAGCCGTCCGTACAGATCGCGGGCCATCTTGCGGAAAATATCCTTGCCAAAGCCGTTGCTCGTTGGGCCGTTGATCATCACGTTGAGCGTGCTGTCCTGGCTCTGCTTCCAGTCGATTTCCTTGCCGCCGATCGCGGCGTGCAGAAATCGGTCGGTGCCCGGGTCTACGTTGATATTAGGACTTGTCAATCGTTCCATTTCAAAACCCCTTTCCCAACATATCTGCAATACGCAATTTCCAGCTTCGCGCCCTTACTTTCCTCCGCATCCGGCAGCTCGAACAGAATATCCGCCGCGTCAATCATCCCGAAGCACAGCCGCATGTAGTCCTTCGGTGTCAGCCCTTCCGGCAGTTCCGCCGGATTCAAGATCACCGCGGTAGAATACAGCTCCTGTATGTGCTTCGCCGTCATGCGGAATTTCATCTTGTAATTCGGATCTCCGGTGATTTTACCGGCTATGTAAATCTTCACAGCAATCCCTCCACATACCGCCAGCTCTGCGGCGGGCGGGTGATTGGCACGGGCGCAAGGCCGTATTTTGTCTGCCGCAGGCCGGTAAACTCCCACAGCTCGCGCGGGTGATCGTAAACGCGCAAATCTGAGATGTGCAATCCGTAGCCGACGCCGCCGTCCAGATACTTCTCCAGCTCGTCTTTTGTCATGCAGGCATCCGCAAGAAGCGTATCAAGTGGTGTGCAGTCCATGTTCCAATCGCAGATGCAATATTTCGGCGGATCACAAATTGCTCCTACTCTGACGATCCTTTCAAAAATGTCGTCGCATACAAATTCACCGATGATCTTGCCATTCCCCCGATATGCTCCGCCGCATTTAGCAGCCTTGAAAACATCCGCTATTTTATCAGGACAGAGAGACCGTTCCCTTTCATTCAAAATCCAAAGCATATCAGCGCTCTGCGTGCAGTAGATGTAGCACTTAAACGGCAGGTTCATCTTCGGGCGCGTCTTGCGCACCTCGATCGTTTTCTGCCCTTCCAGGATCTTCTTGACCCACTCCGGGCGAATGCTGATCAAAACAGCTTTACTCATGCTCTTGCCTCCTGTTCCAATTCTGCTCGGAACCGTTGTTCCAGTTCAAACACGCCGCGCGGCTTGCCTTTGTAATAGCCTTTCATTGGCCTGTCTATTTTCCGTTGCAGGTCTTTCAGGCGCTCCCAGTATTCCGGCAGGTAAATATACATATTCCGCAGTTCCCGCAGGTTCTTGTTGCAGCAGCACCAGCACGAAACACGGTCCAGCACGTCATAAAGGCGGATCGTGCCCTCCAGCCACGAAAACCCGTTTTCATAGCAATATGCCATGGCGTCGGCTTCCGGCATGCCCCACTCCGCCAGCGGGTGCAGTTTATACGGCTTCCGTTCTTTTTCCAGTCGTGGCGTTTCGTCGGCAGCTATGCCAACGTAAACCATAGCGTCCCGCGCCTCCGCGTACCTGTCCATGGCTTTCAGCTTCCCCGTGGTTCCCCAGCGGCAGAGGCCGCCACACCAGCCATAACCTTGGTGTGTGCCTTTCTGCTTACTGCAAACCGGCCTTTCCAGCATATCAAACAGGAACGGGTTTTCCGGCTCCAGTCTGGTGTACTTGATCCCCAGCTGCTCCAGGCGGGGTAACATTTGATCCCGTGTGTGGTAAATCGCCTCAAACTCCATTCCGGTATCGTAGAAAACCACCTCATTCAGCGGGTAGCCCTTGGCAATCAGCATTAGGAGCATGGCCAGGCTGTCCTTGCCCCAGCTGACACTTGCAATATGCCATTTCATTCCGCTTTTGCACCTCCAAACGCCGCCAGGTCGAA